ACTCTCAATCTATATTGTGGTGATGTGATGTCCCCATTGGCTATTGAAGATGATATTTCTTTTAAATCAAATTCAATGAGTGCTCTACTATTACCCAATAAAGAGGTGTTATCAGTATCGTAAAACTTACCGATTTCAAGAATCTCATCCTTACCCGTGTTTTGATTTTTACGAGCGGAGTCTTCGTATATGGTTGCGTCTTTTTTTGGATATATTCTATAAATCATCTTCTACCTTTTAAAATAATGATACAACTTTACCTACGATGTCTACGTCAGGATATTTTATTTCAAAACAAGTTGGGTCTTTTGGTGGATACACTATACCATTTCTGGTAGCTTCTTTTGTACTATATTTATTATCAGAATAAGTTCCGCCAAATTTATTTATAATTTGTAACCCACCCTCATCTTCTTTATTAGGTCTGACTACCGATTGAACACCATCAACTCCATCCAAGCTAACATATAAGTCAGTTAGATTTATCGGTTTGTTAATAGCCATACGTTCGATTTTGAATAATTCTTTTAATGTGTTGATACATTTTAAGAGAACCTCATTTGAATTGTAATTTGGTAATACTATTATTTCGAAGTTGATACCAATATTTACGATGTATGCATTTTTAATATTTACAGCATCAGTTAATATACGATAGTAAGACAAATAGTTTTGTAAGTTTTGCTTTGTAGCATTGTTTAACTGAGTAAGCTTTTTCTTAGAATCATATCCTAATGTATAGAAGTTAATTGCTAATGGATTTGGAATTGGGTCCGGACCATCATCCAATAAAGTATTGATTTGGAAGTCAGGTGCAGCATATGCTTTTGCTACCGAACCAAATTGTGGTGGTAATGCGTACGCTCTAAGTAAGTAGTCTTCTCTGGTTACGGCTCTATTTTGTGCTCTAAAATATGCAAGAGCGTTGTTACGTACCTGCTCAATCTCTTCTTCAAATTGGGCGCCAGTTGCTGCTACTTCGTTCGTTACTGCTATTGAGTTTTTAACTACATTAAAAACATCACCAACCAACCTACTACCATCAGTTTCAATTACACGTTCTACAATCGTTGTTAAATCAGAAGATGGAACGTTATCAGAAACACCATTACCTATTCGGTATGTAACAGTTAATTCGGTATTAGCTGGAGCTACACCATATGTTTTAGCGTACATAAAGTTTGATGGGTCAACCCCTTGGTCAAGGTCACCACTTGCGGGATATAGTGCGGAGCCAACGTTATCCGGATTTGGAAGTATCTCTTCGTCTGAATTTGATGATACCCCTGCTCCAAATTGAATGTCGAGTGTACCATCGTCAGTTATACGTGTAATGTAACGTTTGGGTACTCTTTTTAGTTTAAGTAATGATGGTGTCTCATTTGCGTAAGCAGCCATGGCTAATGAGTAATCGGTAGTGTTTGGTAATTCTTCAAACACAGTGTCTTGTGCTAGATACTCAACCTTAGTCCACTCATCACCATCATCATCCATGATGCTTATTACATCAATCAAACCATCCGCTTCTATTTTTATTTTATCGTAAGGTTTTGGAGAACCAAAGTTAAATGTAGATGTTTCACTTTTACCACTAACTGCTTTAACATATTTTTTTAATAAATAATAGATAGGTTCGTTTGTTGTTTCGTCAATTTGATAAACCGAAACGTCAGTGGGGTCGAATGAAGATGATTGTGCAAATCTTACTTTATTTATAGTAGTAAATTCAACGTTGGGACTTTCAGTTGAACCAATGACCATACCTTCTTTTAAGGTTAATGCGTAGTCAAAGTTTGGCTTAACATTATCACCACTACCCATCGCAGGTAATATCTGATACACAGTCATATCGGTTGTTGCTGGTACATTTAACTTTGGCTTATACCCAAATGATTGTGCTATTGTAAATACATTAGACTTTTCTTGAGCTTCTTCTAAAACAGATTCTCTTAATTGAACATCGGTATAATATGAAAGTACATCACCCACATATGCCGCCATTTCCATAAACATCATACCAGGAGATGATTCATTAAAATCATTATAGGTATTTGGGAAATATGTTTTAGTAAAGTCAATTAGATTCTTACGGATATCACCGAAGTCTCTACCTATTAAATTTACATCTTTTTTTATTTTATCAGCCATGTCTTATCCTTAAACAATAGATATATTACCTTGCTCTGAAACAAGAATTGTTATTTTTGTGTTTGCCCCACGGTCAGTTACCTTAACTACTAAATTTATGTTTACTCTATTATTATCTTCGTTGGTAATTACTCGTATACTATCTATAATAATATATGGAAGCCAGAATTTAATATCATCTCGTAGTGAACTTTCCAAATCATCTGCTAAGTCTTCTGTCATTTGTTCAAATAACAATGAGTATACATCGGAACCAAATGTTGGTTGAAGATGACGTTCACCCTTTCTTGTTAAAATCAAGTTTTTAAGATTAGATATAGCCTGCTCTTCAGTTGTATATGATAGTTTAAATAATGGACTACCACCCAATGGTAACAAAACTCCAACTGCCTTATTCCTTTTTAAGTCTAAAGGATTGATACTAAATTCATTACGGGATGCCATTAGCTACCCTTCTTATTATTTATATGTTTCATTAAACCTGAGTAGTCACGTGTTAGTGCGTCAACTACCGCTTTACCTGCGTCAGTTTGTTGTAGCTGATTAGTTGGTATTGTTCTACCATCTGCGTTTTGTAACACTTGTGGTTGTTGACCCATACCACCAGCGAACGCCTGTGCTTGTGATGCATCAAACATACCACCACCAACTCCATTTGAATTAATACTTCTCCACTCACCACTATCAGCGGTTTCGTTTAACATATCATTTAACGTTGCGTTGCCGGTAAATGATTTATTTATTTTAGTATTAGATTCAAATACGTGGTCTACATCAAGCGGGTCTTTATCAACAACGTTTGGTTGTGATTGCTTTATCTCTTTTATAATAGAAGCTCGTAAAGACTTCTCACGTTTAGAGACTTCCTTCTTTACCTCTTCTTTAATGATGAGTTGAATTGCCTTAATTAGTTTCTTTGTATCCATGATAATAAATATGTTTATATATAATTATTGTTTCATTAATGTTAACTGAGTTTTTACTTGAGTAATCGTAGATAACAATTGAGGACCACCGGCCGTTAGTGATGGGACTGGCCCACCAGTATTGGCAGCCGCAGTTAGTTGGGGTGCTAACTGTAATAGTGCATCGGTGATTGATTCCAACTGACTGAATATGACATCCATATCAGCTTTCCAATTGGACGTTGATACATTTACCGATTTAGCACCACTGATTAGAACTGAGTCTTTTTTTGAATTTAGAACGAGTCGGTCCGAGTTTAATACTATTTGTGGTTTAGTATATAGAGATGTGGGTGTAACTCCTAACGTAAAGTTATTTGACGACTTAATTCCAACCTTTTGTTTAGAAGCTAAGTATATAGATGAGTCGTCATCATTGATATCTTCTATAACAAATTTATTATACCCATTTGAGTTACCAGCGCCATTACGAATAATAGTGATTGGTGATTCGGGTGTAGTTGAGGTCCAAGATGGTTTAATCTTAGAATCTGAATTTTGTGGAGTATACCCAAATCGAATTGATTGGCCAAACCTACCCTCATGTATAATATCACCTGAGTATGGTTGTAATTGTGATAGGTTTGATACTATTTTGAACTCTTTATTCTTAGGGTCGGATTTAGAAGGGCCTGATGTGTTCGGAACTCCGGCTGAGGTAATATTATAATCACCACCAATCGTACTTCCTTCAAGTCTGGTTGCGTTTTCTAATATATTATTATTTACATTACCTTGTAATGAAACCGGATGTGAGTAATAAAATACAGTAGCACCACCACCCGTAGCAGATATGAAATCAGAAGGTGCTTTTTGTATACATACATACTCACCAACAACAGGAATAGTTTTACTAAGTATACTTAATGGCTTAGCTAAAATACGTTTACTTGTATTTGATTCTTTTAGAGAAGCTTGTATTGAGTAGGGTCCGTTGGGGTTATCATCATCTAAATATACTTCTAATACTTGTGCATATTTCATTCATCACCCCCATCGTCTTTAGGTAGGTCTTTCTCAACCTCATCAATAGCATCCATCAATTGTCTCTTCTCCTCTGGTGATAATAACATACCACCATCTGAGCCCGAATTGTTGTCCTTCATCATACGTTGGACGATTGCTGCTAATTTAATTAAAGCATCGTCATTACGAACTGATATATCTAAGTATTCTTTTATCAAAGGTACAACTACTGATGCATCACCCAAACTCTTAACCATTGGTTCGAGTTGAGCAATCAGTAGTTTGATTTGGCGGTCTTTCTTTTTTTGATTGGAATATATGTCTGACATAATATCCGAGAAAGACTTACCTTTAAATAATTCAGTATCCTTATCCATTAAATTCCTCCACTCGATGTGTTACTGGTAATATATCACCTTTCATAAAATCGATATATAGTTCTTTGTATATAACCTTCATCTTACCTACCACACGTGTGATGTATTGAGTCTGAACTCCAGTTCTCTCCCTAATAAGTATATAGAGAGCCTTTTTATTGTAAGAATATAGGTTATCACGTGTTCTAAATAATTCAGTAAGCGAATCTGCTATCTTTTGGTCCCGTTCTTTATTGAATATTGTAAGAATATTACTATCCATGTACATTACATAGTAATCCATGAAATCTTTTAGAGCTTCCATTTGTCGTTTATCGAATACCTCATTTACAATATCACGTGACGAGTCTATGACTTCAACACCATCTCTCATTTTCATACGAGCATAATTAGCATTGTTTTCATTGAACAAATAGTTACGTGCTATTACAGTAAAGTATGAGAACGCTCTACCATTGTCTCCATTGAACTTATGAATCTTCTCATTTAAGAATGCTACTACATTTGCTTTAACATCTTCGTATGGAACTTCAAAATAATAAGTCTTGTAAGTATGTATTACATTCTCTGCAAGTTTATCAAATGGGTAATGAATAAACCGATTGTATATTTTATTCTTTAGTCGCTGGTCATCACAATTGTTATATGCGTTGATTGCAATCTCATTTATTTTATTAAAATATCTTTTATTCTTCCTCTTTCGACCCATAGTACTTTTCTAATTGCTCAATTACTTCATACAAATTCTTAAAGATAAATCCAGTCTCATCATCTGCTTCAAAAGAACCTAACTTATCAATCTCTTTCATCTTAGCCATAGAATCATCAATTCTATTTGCGGTGTCTGATATTACTATCTCCTGCTCTTCCACAACATCTTCGTATGCTTCGTTCTTACGAAGAAGGTTTATCGTACTAAATAAAAATACGATTGTTGTTATTGATAATATAATAATTGTTATAATCATATTACTCCTCTATAATTCCTTTAAACGCGTCGAATACACTTTTAGTATCAGTATTACTATTAGTAAAAGCGTCACCTAAATTCCCCTTCTTAGGTCTACCAATAGTTGACTTCCGTGTAGACTTTATTGGATTCATTTCTTTCATCCATCTCTCATTCTCGTATCTTGCAGCGAATAAGTCAGCGGTATGCATTACGTATGGCATCGATGTTTTTAATGCGTCATCTTTATTGTACTTGATAAAATACTCTTTGTTATTCTCGTCATACAACCCATCAGTAAGTTTAATACCAATCCATTCTTCTTGGGTACATTGAATACCAAAGTAGTTTAGTAGATAGAATGTTCTATCGTTTAGATTCATCCAATGGATGTCTGAATTTGTTTTGTAAATCTTACCTTGATTCTTTATGTGCCATTCGGAATCATTCTTAACATAGTAATCCAACTCAGGCGTACCCAACTTACCAAGGTCGTGGTGTAGTGCTGTGAATATTAGACTTTCTCTACTATAATCACCAACACCACCTAACTCAGAATAAAGGTCGTATACTTTTAAAGCATTACGTGTTACCCTAAGAACGTGGTCGATGTATCCACCTGGAAATGCATTGTGGTAATGTTCTACCGAAGATGCTGGTGTATAAATCATACGTTCTTCGAAGTGGTCGTACATTTTATTAAGTGCCTCTAATCGGTCACCTTCAAATGTTTTGTTAATTAGTTTACGGAACTTCTCGTAGTTCTCTACGAGTTCTTCTGCTGTGAAAAAGTCTAACATATTATTTTAAATTATTTTATCGATGATACCACACTCAAGTGCTTTTTCTGCTGACATAAAGTAGTCTGAAGAAGATATACCTTCCCAATACTCTTTGTCCATTTTAGAATTTTCAGCCATAAGTTGATTACAATCATTCTCTAACTCTTCAGAGAATCGTGCGTTTGATTTAACATCACTCAACTTACCTACTGCGACTGTTGATAATTGATGTACCATAATCTTAGAGTGTTTAGATGCAGCCCGTAGACCAGTACCACAAGTAAGTAGAAGTGCTGCTGCTGACATAGCTGACCCTCTTACGATGATATTAAACTTAATACCTTGAGCTTCTTGAGACTTCATGTAATCTATCAAAGCTAAAGTTTCGATTACATCCCCACCAGGAGAGTTGAGTAATATATTAATAGTATTGATATCACCATTTATCTTCAGAAGTAATCTGACCTTAGATACAATGTCAAATGTT